GACTTTATACATCTAGTATGACTAATGATAAATATGAAGATTTAACACAACGCTTTGATTTACGTTTTAATCATCCAGTCAAATCTTTATTTTGGGGCATAAAAGATAACCGAGTTGACTTGAGTAGTGTTGATTTATCACACAATTTATTTGATAATACTACAGGTGTATTATATTATAATTATTGGAGAAATGCTAACTATTTACGTGAACAAATGAAAGAATGTAATTTAGTTATGAATGGTAAAGATGTTACTGAACCATTAGAACCACAATATTTCCGTTTTGTTCAAGATTATCAACATCATCTTAATAGTTCATTATTGAATGTATATAATTTAAATAGAACCAGTAATAAAGCACCTAATTATAAGGCTAATATATATCCAATAGGTATGGGTTTCTATAATTATAATTTTGCTTTTAATCCAACGGAAACTCAACCATCTGGATCAGTCAATTTTTCAAAATTAGAACAAGCACAATTGAAGATGAAGTTATATCGTGATACTGATAATTTTACTTACAGTGCTACATCACTAACAAGTAATTTAACTGCTAAATATATCAATATATATGCGTTAAATATAAATATATTGAGAATTATGAGTGGTAAGGCTGGTTTAGCATTCGCTACATAATATAGCTTTTTTTCATTTGATATAATAAAATAATACTATTATGTCAAACGCAAGAATTATGTTACTCGCAATAGGCGAGCAAGATAGTATGATTAATCAGAATGCTGAATATACTTTCTTTCAACGTGATATAAAAACTCATACACAATTTGGAACTGATTGGTTAGTTGTTAGAAATAATGATAAGAATAATACTAATTTTATTGTTGATAATATGGGATTAGATATACACGTTCCTATAAATGGTGATCTATTAATAGATGTATATTTACGTATTAAATTAGACGCATCTACTCAATGGGATTATTCAGGTAATAGTGGTTCTATGGCTACAAATACTTACGCATTAGAAACATTTGTAAATATAATAGATACTGTTCAATTTATACATAATAATAAAGTTATAAGTGAATTAGATAGTTTATATATTTTATCTTATTATGACTTATATTTAAATCAGCAACAGAAGAATGAATTAGTTCCTATGGTATCATATGAATATGCTAAAATTGGTGCTCAATCGTCAGCATCATCACCGTCATTTATAAACTTATATGTTCCTTTACCATTTTGGTTCCACAAATCACCAATGAACGCATTTCCATTATGGGCTATAAAAGATAATAATATTACTATAAGAGTTACTCTTAAACAATTTAAAGGACCATCTACACGTGCTATAAGAGATATTGAATGTTTATATAAATATGGTTTTTTAACACCTGAAGAAAAGGAACGCTTTACAAGCTTACCATTAGAATATATTATTAAACAGGTTAATAGAGTAGATAGAGTGCGTGTTACTGCGAATAGCACTTATAAGGTGACTATACCACAAACACATTATATGGAATATTTAATGTGGAATATATCATTAATGGAGGGATATCAAAATACCAACAATAATATAGCTTTTAGAAAACTGATAGATGGACTTAAGAGAGCATCTATAAACATTAATGGAAATATGTTAGTTGACACAACTAGCGATTATTATAAATTAGTTCAAAGATATGAACATTTTAAGTGTGATAGTGCTTTTAAGATTTATGAATATAATGATATAAGTTCAGCACAATCATTAATATTACATCCAAATGAATATAATACATATCCATTCTATTACTTAAATAGTTTAGGTAGTAAGTTTGTTCCAATATTACCATTATATACTTATTCATTTGGTTTAGAACCTGTACAGAATAAAGATACTGGCTTCTTAAGTACTGAACAATTTACACATAGTCAATTGACATTGGAGTTTAATAATTTAAGTGATATAACTAATAATAATCTACAATTTGCTGAATGTAATGTATATTTAGTTCGTCATAATATTATAAGAATAAAAGATGGCATATTGAATGTATTATTTGCTTAAGAATGAAAAATTATATTTTCTCGTAAAAATATTTTCTATTGTTATTATATAATATTTAATTCAAAATGGCTGGTGGTTTAATGCAATTAGTTGCTTATGGTGCTCAAGATATTTATTTAACTGGTAATCCACAAATTACCTTCTTCAAGGTCGTCTATCGTCGTCACACTAACTTCGCAGTTGAAGCTATTGAACAAACTTTCAATGGTGCTGCTGATATTGGTCGTCGTTTCACTTGTACAATTGCTCGTAATGGTGATTTATTACATCGTTTATACTTACAAGTTGATCTTTCAGCTGTTACTAACGTTGGTAGTAACGGTTTCTTAGGTTTCCAATTATTAGACTATGTTGAAGTTGAAATTGGAGGTCAAGTCATTGATAAACAATATGGTGAATGGATGGCTGTTTGGTGTGACTTAACTCATACTTTAGACCAAGCTATTATGTTAAGTCAATTATTAGATGGTGCTAATACTGCTAATACTTCATTAGATAGATTACATGTTCCATTACAATTCTGGTTCTGTCGTAACCCAGGTTTAGCATTACCATTAATCGCTCTTCAATATCACGAAGTTAAGATTAATGTTCAATTTGTATCAACTGCTCCTAATTGTGTTGGCCCTGTTGGTTCAACATACTTACAAAATACTACCGTTTGGGCTGATTATATTTTCTTAGATACTGATGAACGTCGTCGTTTCGCTCAGGTATCACACGAATATTTAATTGAACAAGTCCAATATTCAAATGCTTTAACTATTGCTGCTGCTGCTACTACTACTCAACATGAATTACGTTTCAACCATCCTGTTAAAGAATTAGTTTGGTTAGTTGATCCATCATCATCAGTTACTACTTTTGATGGTTATTTAATTAGTTCAACTGCTTTATTACAATTAAACGGTCAAGATCGTTTCAAACGTCGTTCAGGTGATTATTTCACTAAAGTTCAACGTTACGAACATCACACAGGTGCGGGACGTTCATATGTCTTAAACGCATTAACAGGTGCTGCTGGTAATCCAAACTTTAACACAGTTTTACCAAATACTCACGTCTATTCATTTGCTCTTAAACCAGAAGAACATCAACCATCCGGAACTTGTAACTTCTCACGTATTGATAACGCAGTATTAAACTTAGAATTCTTAGCTGCTAGTTCATCATCCGCTATTCCATCATCAACTATTCCATCAGGTGGTGCTGTCTTAAAAGTCTATGCTGTCAACTACAACGTCTTACGTATTATGTCAGGTATGGGTGGTTTAGCATACTCTAATTAAGAAGTTTACTTATATGTCATTCTCATTACATAAATATTATGAGAATTACAAAAAAAAATCTATAGTAATAGTATAAATATAAAGAAATATGGCTGGTGGTTTAATGCAATTAGTTGCTTATGGTGCTCAAGATATTTATTTAACTGGTAATCCACAAATTACCTTCTTCAAAGTCGTTTATCGTCGTCATACTAACTTCGCAATTGAAGCTATTGAACAAACATTTAACGGTTCTGCTGATTTAGGTCGCCGTGTTACTTCTACTATTGCTCGTAATGGTGATTTATTACATCGTATTTATTTACAAGTTGATGTTGATTTATCAAATACAAACCCAGCTTTAGCGGCAGGTGTTTTCTCATATTATGGTTTTCAATTATTAGACTATGTTGAAGTTGAAATTGGAGGACAAGTTATTGATAAACAATACGGTGAATGGATGGCATTATGGTGTGATTTAACTTTACCATTTGACCAATCACGTATGTTAGAATATATGGTAGACCCTACTGAATTTGGTATATCAAATGCTGATCCAAATCGTTTACATATTCCATTACAATTTTGGTTCTGTCGTAATCCAGGTTTAGCATTACCATTAATCGCTTTACAATATCACGAAGTTAAGATTAATGTTCAATTTGAACCAGCTTCTATATTCTCAACAAATGCTATTCCATATACTACAACCGGACAATATTTACAAAATGTAACAATATGGGCTGATTATATCTTTTTAGATACTGATGAACGCCGTCGTTTTGCGCAAGTGTCACACGAATATTTAATTGAACAAGTTCAATTCTCAAATGCTTTAACAATTAACACTAATTCAACAACAGTTCAACACGAATTACGTTTCAATCATCCAGTTAAAGAATTAGTCTGGTTAATTGATCCATCAAATAATACAGCAAACTTTACAACATATCAACCTTGTTCAGATGCTTTATTACAATTAAACGGTCAAGACCGATTTAAGCGTCGTTCCGGTGATTATTTCACTAAAGTTCAACGTTTTGAACATCATAGTGGTTGTGGTCGTTCACTAAATTCAACAGATAGATCATCAACTGAAGATGAAAGTAATGTATTCGCTCAAACACATATTTATTCATTTGCTCTTAAACCAGAAGAACATCAACCATCAGGTACTTGTAATTTCAGTCGTATTGATAATGCTGTATTAAACTTATCATTTGCTACTTCACGGGCGGCTGGTTATCCAACCGTTGCTCAAATTGCGGCTGGAACTGTATTGAAAGTCTATGCTGTCAATTACAATGTTCTTCGTGTTATGTCAGGTATGGGTGGTTTAGCATACTCTAATTAAGAAATATGTTATTTATATTTTATATAAGATGTAAATAACAACTATAAAATAAAATATATTTAAAATATAAGTTATACTATATCGTAAAAAATGACAGGAAGTTTAATGCAACTAGTCGCTTATGGCGCTCAAGATACATATTTAACAGGCAATCCACAGATAACATTCTTTAAAGTTGTATATAAGAGACATACAAACTTTGCGATGGAATCTATTTCTCAAACAATGAATGGAACAATAGGTTTAGGAAATACATTCAGTTGTATATTAGGACGAAATGGTGATTTAGTTCATCGTGTATATTTAGAAATGACATTTAATCAAGATATAAGTAATGCGTGGCGTGTAGGACATCAAGTTATAGATAATATTGAAATTGAAATTGGAGGACAAGTAGTAGATAGACATTATGGTGAATGGATGGATATTTGGACACAATTATCACATACTGAAGCTAATTGGCAAAAATTAGATAGAATGATAGGAGGGTCATTAAAGGATAGCAATAATCCAAATTATACTAAAGTGTATGTTCCTTTACATTTTTGGTTTTGTCGTAATCCCGGTTTAGCATTACCTTTAGTAGCATTACAATATCACGAAGTTAAAATTAATATTCAATTGAATAATTCATTCTTAGTAACATCTGGTAGTTCATTCACCCCATCAAATGCTCAATTATTATATTGTGATGTTTATGTAGATTATATATATTTAGATACTGATGAACGACGACGTTTTGCTCAAGTATCTCACGAATATTTAATTGAACAAGTTCAATATTCAAATGGTATTAGTATAACACCTAATTCAAGTACTACAAATAAATTATTTTTAAATCATCCTGTAAAAGAAATAGTATGGGTTGCTAAAGATAATAGTGGAACAAGACATCCATTTGATTTTTGGGCTTCTCAAGGTTCATTATTAGATAATACAACTATAGCACAAATTCAGTTGAATGGACAAGACCGTTTTCAACAGAGAGATGGTAGTTATTTCCGTCTTGTTCAACCATATCAACATCATACAGGTGGACATAATCAACAAGCTAGTGATCCATCAACAAATAGTAAGCCATTAGGTGGATTTTATGTATATAGTTTCGCATTAAATCCAGAAGAACATCAACCAAGTGGAACTTGTAATTTTAGTAGAATTGATAATGGAACTTTAGAAATTAATACTGGTTCAAGTGCGAGAGTATTACATTATTACGCAGTAAATTATAATTTGTTAAGAATAATGAGTGGAATGGCGGGCGTCGCATTTTCAAATTAATTTTTGCGTATTTTTAAAATATATATGACGAATATACGTAATATATACTTAAAGATTTCATATATAAAATTGGTTATAGAAACACTCAAAATGGCTAAAAAATCTACTCCTGCTCCACAAGCAACTCCAGCTCAAACCCAACAATCTGCTCCAGCTACTCCAGCTCCAGCACAACAAGCAGCAGCAACAACTACTGCTCCAGAAAAGAAAGCACGTGCTCCTTCAAAGAAGACTGATGCTTCTCCTGCTCCAGCTCAACAAGCAGCACCTGCTACTCCAGCACCAGTACAACAAGCAGCAGCACCAGCTAAAGAAAAGAAGGCTCGTGCTCCTTCAGCAAAGAAGGAAGAATCTACTCAACAAGCAGCAGCACCAACTACTCCTGCTCCACAAGCTTCAGGTGAACAATCACATGAAGAACAACCACAATCAGTTGAAGTTTTATTCCAAACTTTAGTTAGTCAAGCTGAAGCTTTAATGGAAACTCAAAAAACTTGGTTAGCAACCTTACGTCGTGCTGTTAAATGCTATACTCGTGAAAGTCGTGAAATGGCTCGTGCTAATGCTCGCTTAGCTGCTAAACGTGCTCGCCGTCAAAATGGTGGTGATGGTCAAAAGCGTGCTCCATCAGGCTTCCAAATTCCAACAAGTATTTCAGATAATTTATGTGATTTCTTAGGTGTCGCACACGGAACTAAGATGTCTCGTAATGTTGTTACTAAGCAAATTAATAACTACATTCGTGAACATAATTTACAAGTTAAGGAAAATCGTCGTAGTTTTGTCCCAGATACTAAATTAGGTGGTATCTTAGGTAAATTACAAGATGTTGATGCTTCAACTGGTTTCACTTATTTCAACTTACAACGTTATATTTCACGCCACTTCACTTCAAATGCTGCTTCAGCAACTACTGCTAGTTCAGCTCAATAAAATACTCTAATAATCGTATTATATTATTGTATAATTTGATTATTATAAAAAATTTGCAAAAATTTGATTAAAAATTATTTAAAGTTTTATGACGTATTGAAAACAAACAATTAAGATGTCTTCCTTTAACGCAAACAATATGAACACTCAATCCGGAAATATTTATCGTGCTAATAATGTAGATTTTACTAAGTTCACATTTAGCGAACCTGTAGCAAACAAATATGGCGGCCGCTCAAGCCGAGTTAAATACGCTGGTCAAGATTTCTTCATTCAAACTCCTCGTATGAGATTACCTTATGGTCTTGGTAAATGGGTTGATACTACTAATCCAGACAAAGTCAAATATTCTGTTGACTTCTCATTATCAGGTTATAACAAAAATAAACCAGATGAATATAACCCACGCACTGCTGAATTCTTTGATTTCTTAAGTAATCTACAACAATGTA